TGTGTGCTGGATATTTTACATTAAAAATGGATGTAAATAAGGCACTTACAGGCACACATGAACTCGATAAAAGACTGTCGGTAATAGAAGACTCTAGAAGTCAACAACTCGAACAAGTTAATAAGTCATTAATGGATCGAGTATTCAAAAAGTCTTCAAATGAATGAAGATCTCTTCAAAGATATTCTTGGTGAAGCAGCGTGGTGGATTCTTGGATTTGCAGCAATATGGTTTGCTAGGGGATTTATAGAAGAATTTATTTCTGGAATAATGATGCTCTGGGGTGATGATGTAAACCTAGATGACAACCTTTTGCTTGGTACAGATGAGCGAAGATGGCGGGTAATCAGAATGACCCCAATGAAAACCATCTTCCACGGTGATCTAAAAGATGGTGGACGTGGAAAGATGATAATTAGAAACAGTCAGTTAAAGGCATTGATAATTAAGAAAAAACTAGTGAACGGAGATGGGACAAGACAGTCTAAAGACAGTAGGGATTAATTTCTTTTCATATGGTGTATGGATGGTAGATGCCATACCATTTATATTGCAGACCATTATTGGTTTGCTGACAATAATTTATTTAACTCTAAAAATCAAATCACTAAAAAAGGAAAAGTAAATGGAATGGTTAAACTGGACTAATTTCGCATATTTTATGGTGCTTATGTTTACCCTCATTGGTACTATCGTAGGAACCAAATACCGGATGCTGATAAAGGAGCTGAAGGATGTGGCCCAGACTTATAAAGAAGCTATGAAAGACGGCAAACTCTCGGAAAAGGAAAAAGAATCTTTGGCAAAGGAGTCAATGGACGTTATTATGGCAGCCGTCAGGCTAATCTGGAAGTTCTGATTATCAATCACCAGCCACCGAAAAAGGCGTAGATCTTTCTGCGCCTTTTTTTGTCATCATTTATTGTATAAATAGATGGTGGATTCTAAACAGGTTCAAAAACTAATAGCAAGAATATTGCGTAAGATGAATATGTATTCTCCTGACGCGGTGCAATTGGTGTATAGGACAGGATTAGTCGAATCAAACTATAAATATATACGGCAGCTTGGCACTGGACCGGCCAAATCGTTCTTTCAGGTGGAACCAGGGTCAACGTGTTGTTTAGATATTTGTAATAACTATCTGAAGTTTCGTAAGAAGCTCACAAAGGTTGTCTGTGACATTCTTTACCTGGACGAGAAATATGTTCTCGAAGCCAAAGAGGAAGAATGGTCTGACATTCTAGAACATAATATTGCGGCTGGTATCATAATGTGCCGCTTAAAATATAGGAGAGTTCCTAAACCGATACCACATGACTTGATGGGACAAGCAAAATATTGGAAGAAATATTACAACTCTGACTTAGGCGCGGGAACCCCGGAAAAGTTTATTCAAACCGTTAACCATTATTCGGGATAACAAAATGGAAGTATCTGAAACATTAGAAGAATTAATGACTACAATGGAAATCTTAAAACAGATTGAAGCGGATCTTAGGGCAAGCATGCCTAAAGTACTTACAGAGCAAGAAATGACTATGATCATTGCTATCTTAGATCTTATTGCCAATTGTAATATTCCAGATGTTCGTTTTATTCCTTCTGATAACACATTGATTGGAGAAGCGTAATGGCATCAAAATTTGAAGCATTTTGTAACAACACAACTGATCTATCCGCTATATTCGCTGGTATTGATAATATGGATCGTAAAGTTGTACTACCGCCGAATTGGTCGGCTAGTGGCACTTCTAACCTCTATTACCTTTACGGGACCGGATCGTCAAGCGGGTCTATCCTTTTTAAGGATGGAGAGGACTTGGGATCTGAACAGGGTTCGCAACCAAGTTCAGACGATCAGTTTCGTATGGTAGAAGCAGATGATCGCCTGGAATACTACCTAGCTTCTTCTAGTGTATCAGCTTTAAATAGTATTGTTTTCGAGATGGGCGAGGATGCTGACAGCCTAAAAACAAAAGTCTGCAAAGAGCAAGCAGATAGAATTAGATCATATATGAATAGGCCCATACTTAAAAGAAGTAACACCACCTACCAAGGCGCGTCTGAAAGGAATTATGATTGGGTAGTTATTAGATGTAATGCAGCGTTAGCTGTAGCAGATTTAATCCGATCTTCAAACCCGGAACAAGCTGAAGACATTGAGTCTAGAATCCTCAATGAAGCTGGAACAGGTTTACTTGATCGCTTAAAAAGGGGTGAATATAATCTGTGGAATGAGACTACTTGGCCTAAAGAAAAAGGCGTTATTACTACGATAAGCCAGGATGCAAGTTCCACTGGATATATTGAAGATATTAAACTTGATGGAAGGCCAACAACATATTATGATGATGTTCGTGCGGTTATCAGCTCCGGTGGTGGTGGCACTTTTACTGTGGGTACAGCTAATACTACTGTGAAGTACGATGTATATATCGCTAATGACGATGGTTTAAAGCAGCAAAAGGTAGTTGATGCTGAACTAATAAATGGAAGTTATCAATCATTAGCATATGGCGCATTCCTGAGATGGAGTCCTGGCGTATTCGTGGCCGGGGACGAATTTTCGATTTTATTTCAGTCAGACGAAGTACCCATAGGTACAGTCAAGTCTGGACAGATATACAGGTAGTGTCATCCAATAGGTTATAAGTAGATGGCGATCACTTATGAAAATGTCATTTTTGACCGATGTCTTGAGAATATTCATTTATTAATTGCGAATGAATTCAATGCTCCGGTCTACTTTGACAAACATGAGGGAAACCACAGCTTTTTGATCACGCCAGTAGAAGATGTACTCGAAGAATCTTTAGCGAGTGGACAGATAAGAAACTCTACCACTCAAATAAGCTACGAGTTAAAAGCTGGCGGGAACTACACAAAGAATAGTGTAAAGCAGATAAGTGAAATAACAGAAAGATTAAAAAGATTACTTTACAACAACAGGAATTACTCGGTATCGGGATCAATAAAGTTCTACAATGGATTGGTTGATGAAGTCACATATTCACGAGATCCTGACGATCAAAGTATTTTACGAAGTGTCATATCTTTCACTTGCACAACTATGGAGTTAGTATAATATGGCTAAGTACAAAGCAAAACCAGAATATAATGAACTAGGAGATGATAAAAATTTTCTAGCACTAGGAAGTGCGTCTACGCATTTAAGATTAAAAGCTGGTTTAGAAGTGGATATTCCCGCAGCATTATCACCATTACCAAAAAAATTAAAAGAATGTTTAAAAGAATCGGGTTCGCCTAAAAAAGGGGTTAAATAATGGCTAAGAGTACAGCTTTTCAAGTTAATCAAGGATCAAAAGTAACAATCGGAACAGAAGTAACGCTAGGCACTGCCACGCTTGCGGCTGGATCGACTTTAGAGATGCCTTGTACAGAATATAGTTTTTCAGAATTAGGGGCCGGTGGTCTAGCTTTAGATGCAGCACCATTTCGTGCTGGATTAGGCGGTTCAGCGCAAAGTGATGATATGGTGAAAGCAAGAAGACATGATCGGATGTGGGAAGTTAGTCTCACTTTTCAAGCATCTGCTAAAGCTATAGACAGGATTTGCCTAGCATTATTTGGTGACGGAACTACTCCTAATATACTTTTAGGTAATATGCCAGCCGCCACTACTTATAAGCACGCTGTAGCTAGTATCGTGCCAGTGACAATTCATTTTGAAGATGGCGCGCATGCTGGAGCTGGAACAGATATTCATTTTTATGGCTGTATGTGTACTTCATTTTCGCTTTCGGGTGATCTAGCAAGTAACGGTGGTAATGTAATAGGTACAGCCACATTCGTTACTGGCTATCCCCCTGTGGAAAGTGCTTTAACATTTACCGGTGGCACACATGTATTGATGACTAGTCATGTAACAATGTTTAATATGCATGATTTATCAACAAGTACAATAACTCCAAGTGGTGGTAGCGCTGAAGATTTAGTTTTATATGGATTTGACTTGAATATCGAAAGACCAGTAAATAGAATTGGTTTTGATACCGCAGCTAACAATTTCAAACCAGCCGGTTATGCAGTAGGCGGTTACGAAGTAACTGGTAGTCTTACTGCAAAACGTGATGCTGAATCATTAACGGCAATTACTGTAGCGGATTCAGCGCAACCAGTATTTGCACTTGATTTAGACACTACTGTATTCCAAATATCCGCTGCCAAGGCAATACTTGACACAGCATCAATAAATTTTGATGATGATGGCTGGAAAAATGTGATGCCTTTTAGATGTACTTATGATTCAGCAGCTACTTCTAATCCAGTTGTGAGTATAGGAACCGCAGCCTAGTAAAATTTCCCCCGGATATAATATCTAATAATGGATAATTATGACCGTAAAAACATCGCACGGCTCTTTCGAGATTCGTGAACTTACTTTCAAAGACAGGCGAGAACTCCACAGACTAGAAGTTAAAACCTACAAGGAGGAAGAGATTGATATTGAAAAATATTATGATGTCCTTGAATGGGTGATGGCTTTCGCATTTGAAGATCCTGAGAAAGCATTAGGTAAGCTAGATGACAATGCTATCGATGATGTGCTATCTTCTGTCTACCAAGAATATAAGGGAATTAATAAAAAAAAATCCTAAAGGTACGACTTAGTACCTGGTTTAGTTTCTTTGGAGTTTCTGAATCTCCACACCCTACCACATTCCCATATAAAGCAAAATCCCCAACGCTGAAAAAGCGTATTACTTTTACTGAAGAAGAAGTCTGGCGAGAAGTTGATCGAGCGCTTGAGGAAAATAAAGGCAACAAATTCACCGATGGACAGATTCTATTCTTTAACATGTCATTCTGTGTTAATCCAAAATATTTTGTAGATCCTAACCTAGATATAGTTTTTGAAGAATATATTTTTTCCAAGGAATTTAATGTGCCAATAGCCAATAATATGGATAGCGTTCCATATGAGAAAATGGTCATCTTTTCCGCTATAAGTGAAGAGATAGACGCTTGCCAAAAACATAAAATAGAAACAGGTAAAAATGGCTAATACTTTTATTATAGAAATCCGCAGTAAAGGGTTTGGACCCGCAAAATCAAACACTAAGGCATTAAAAGGATCGATTGCTAAGTTACGTCAAGAGGTAACTAAACATAAAAAAGCCTTAGAACAAGCTAAGATTGGTTCAAAATCTTTTGAAAAAGCTCAAAAGGATTTAGAAGCAAGTACTAAGAAATTAGAAGTAGGTCTAGGAAAAGTAACTAGAAAGGTAGCTGGATATAATAAAGAAGCTAATGGCATGCGCGGGGTTACGTCTGGATTGCGGAGAACGATAGGCGCATTAAGAAATAATTTATTACTAATTAGTTTTACATTGGGTGCAGTCGTAGCTGGACTGAAAAAGTTTGTTGATGCTGCCGCTGGGTTTGAAGCAGTAAAGACGAGGTTAGTAGGACTTACTGGTTCCGTAAAAGCCGCAAATAAAGCATTCGATACATTTAACAAAATTGCTGCAACCACTCCATTCTCTTTACAAGACGTAGTAGAAGCGGGCGCACAGTTAAAAGCATTTGGTGCAGATGCCGAAGCATTGATAAAACCAATTTCAGACTTAGCAGCATTCATGGGAACTACAGCCGTTGAAGCTGCCAATGCTTTTGGGCGAGCTTATGCTAGTGGGGCGGGGGCCGCAGATATATTAAGAGAACGCGGAATTCTTAATATTATCAAATCCTCTCAGGGTTTAACAGATTTAGCTAACACCACACTCCCAGAATTTAGAAGGGCATTAATTGCCACATTGCAAGATCCTGTTGTGGGCATCATTGGCAGTACTGATCGACTAAGTAAAACATACGTTGGTGCTTGGAGTAACATGATGGATGCTATGACCAGGGCATCCGCTGCCATTGGCGATTTAATGATACCTAGTTTTACGGAACTATCTAAAAGTATTGGAGATACGGCTAACACTGTTACTGATTTCTTTAAAAGGTTTAATGAAACAGCTTTTGAGAGTGCGATACGACAAGTAAAAGAAATGGGCGTAGCATTTAAGGGGTTAGATCTAGCACAAGCAAAAATTTCCATTACAGACATAAATGATAACTTAAAAGAACTTGAAAAGACTATTACAGAAAGAGTAAATAAATCTTTAGCGGGTTTTACTTCCGGGTGGAGTGGTCTTAAACATATGTCTGACGAAGCTATAAATGTGAGGGAAGCACTTGGTGGCATTTCTCAGTTTGACGGTAACTTTGAAAGGTTAGGTCAGGTTGCTGATACTGAAATGAAGAAAGTCGTAGCAGCAATTACCCCTTTATTAGAATTAGAGGAAACAACCGATGCACAAACAGCCGCAATAGATGAATTAGGCGTTGAATATCAACGATGGGCAGAAATAGCTGCCTTAGTAGCTCAAAGGGAATCGCTTTTTGAAGATAGAGTGGACTCAGTTAAAGAGTTAAGACACCAGCTCGGCTTATTAAGCGGAGAAGTGGTTGAAATACCTCATACAATAGTTCCAGCCTGGGCGCCAGATGCTATAACGGACATGGACTCACGATTAAATGATATGATGCGTAATCGTGAAGACAGAGAGGGAAAATCGATGAAGACTCATAGCGATTTTATGTTACCATTTTGGGAAGATATTGACGATGAGTTAATGCTACCAGAATTTGATGTTAAAGACCTTTTGCCCCCCGATGAGTTATCAATCGAATGGAAATTGTATTGGCACGAACAGGAAAAACAGGGGCTGGCCCAGGCTGATCGTTGGCGCGATACATCAAGACAAATAGCTAACGATGATATGAAGCGCTTGGAAAAAGGTCAAAAAGATTTAACTAGAGCTTCTGATGAAACTGCGCGGGCGCTTGGACATGTAGGAAGTGCGGTCATTGGGTTGTTTGCTAAGATGAAATCTGGTAAAGCTGGTATGGGAGATTTTCTCGCTGCATTTGGATCAATAATATCTATGGTTCCAGGTGGGGGCGTGGCGGGAGCTGGCATGTCAATATTCGGTCAAGCGCTAAATGTAGCAACAGCACATAAGGGTGGCCTTGTCACACCTAATGGAATACAGCGCTTCGCAGCCGGGGGATCAATTAGAGGTGGCGATAACGTCCCAATATTGGCCCAGGGCGGCGAGTTTGTTATGAATCGAGGTGCAGTAAGCAATATAGGGTTAGATCGTCTTACAGACATGAATAGAATGGGATCAAGTGGTTCAAATGTAACAGTTAATATATCTGGTGGTGTTGTTCAAGATGATTATGTTCGTAATGAACTTATACCGGCATTGAACAAAGCCACAGGGTTGGGTTCAAGAATAGATGCTTAGTTTTGATGCATCTCTTTTAAGTGCGCTAAAAAATGCCAACCCAGTATCCTTTTGGACTTTAAAGCTATATTATAATGATGATTCAAGTGCATCAAACTTTATAGGTGTTAGCGACCAGGATAGGGTTGACGGAGCTGATACTTATAGAGGACTCATATCTTCATGGGGTAACCTTCAGCAGTCAATAGATTTTTTTAATTTTTCTTCCTCAACTGCAAATACATCAGTTAAACTTATAAACACAGAATTCAGTATTGCTGGTGGTAAATTTTCAGACCTGTTTGCAACTAAGAATTTCGCTAATCGCAAATGGGAATTATTCCAGAACACCAATGGTCTTTCTACTTTTGACACTGCCGCCAGAATGATTGGGACAGGAATCATATCTGGTAATATAGAATACGATAATTCATTTATTACATTTACCTTAGTCGATTATAGCAGTAGATACCATAAACAAATACCAAAAAATACGGTAGTAGCAGCCACTTACACTAGCGCTCCAGAAAATAACATTAATAAACCTATTCCTATATCCTACGGTGATTTCCATGATAAAACAGATGCTGGAACTATTCCAACTAGCGGAGCGAATTTTGATAGACACTTTACCAAGGCCAAGTTTCCAGCAATTATAGTAAATAAGTGGGATGAAACAAATTATAGAACTGAAGCTCTTGTTGATAGTGTCCCTGTGCATACTTTGGATACAAAGAATGTTTATATGGCAGCGGGCGGGGAATATGGAGCATGTCTAGATTCTAATGTTACTGAAAGTGAAAGTAATTACAAAATAACTGCTTTAGGTACTGATTGGCGGTTTTACACACCATTAATAAAGCACAGCACTTATTCCGGTGGGGCTAATTATGGTAATATGATGGACAATAGTTTTAGTGGTACTGGATACAGTTTAGCACAAACTGGAGCGGGCGCAACTTCAGTAGGATTCAGGATTGGGAGAATGCCAAACATGGGGGTGTTAACCACCGCATATCTATTAATTGATTTTGGAACCTTTTCCGGTTCAGCACCAAATATAGCTTTTAAGGCTTCTCCTGGTGCTGGTGCTGGTGGGGCCACAACTAGTACTATAGCATGGACTAGTGGAGATAAAGAGGTAGCTGTGACAGGTTTTTTCTCTACAGGAGATGCTACAGCCTGGGATGTGGAAAGAGAATTTTTCCTTACTATAGATAATACAGGTGGGTCAGGAAATATGAATGTCTATATTAATGAAATCGGACTTGAATTTAGAGTTAGTCCAAGCATGACTTTTACTCATAGAATGGGAGAAATAATAGAAGTGCCTTCATCAAGATATATTAGTCCATATTACAGTAAATCTGAAGTAGCTGGAACAAATGTAGATTCAGTAAAGAAAGTAGTAAATACTAAGACTCTAATCTCACCCGCTTCGATTGATTATCTGTACTATTCTGGTAAAGGTAGAATGTACGGTGCGTGGATAGACGATATTTCTGGTGGTACTAATAATAGAGCCGACCACAATGGCGGTGAACCAGACCCTAATTATACCGAAGATGATCTGATAGAGAACCCTGTATATATGATAGAAGATATATTAAGAAGAGAATTGAGTCTCGATTCATCAACTAATGGATCAGATATAGATATCGAGACATTTGATAAAGCTGGCAATGCTCAGACAAATGATACAAGAGGTGATATTTCGTATACTTATAATGACGCAATCGCAGATATAAAATTTGCCTTCTCTCAATATAAATTTATCAATTCAAAG